CTTAACATCGGTATAACCTTCATCTTTCATGAAGGATTTCACTCGTTGGAGCTTCTTATCGTAAAGAGCTTGGTCCCCAAATTGTGCGTATACTGCAATAAGCTCATCTTTTCTTGCTTGGGGGTAATTAGCGTGCTCAATCCAATTTTCGAAGCTAAGGTCATGGTCCGGGAGTAGAGGAAGGAGACGTTCCTCGCAAAAGTTCCGAACAAATCGTTTGAAGTCATCGGCAAGTCCAGGATTAATGTCTGGCATCTTTGCGGCAAATCGCTTACGAGCTCCCGCAAGCATCGTATCTCGGTCTCCTGGGTCCGTATGAAAGAGTGTAGCTTGGCGAACGTGAGGGCCAAGGCTAACGCCGACAATGGGGCGACTAGGCAATAAAACAGGCAATTCTCGAATGCGTGTGCCTTCTTTAATGTCTGGGATGCCGGGGAATTTGACTTCCCCGTATCTGACGCCAACAATGACGGTACGAACCCGCCGCAATTGGGAAAATCCTGGTACAAAGAGTGAGTTTTCATGGACTCACGGACCCAACCACACACCTCATAAGTATGATGTAACGGGGCATCGTCGGTGATGTTGTCGGAACGATTGTAATTGACAGTTCCTAGTCGGGTCAAAGTTGAACTAGTTTTTCCACTAGAGGTGGCATCGTCCATGCCTAAATGTATATTGCCGAACGTCGCGGCCTGCATTACAACCTCCATATAAGCGCTGAACCTCCGGGCTCGGCGTCGCCAGAACCAAACAACTTCGTCCACTTCCAGGGAAGCCAGGAGCGGATTCCGATGCTTGATTGCGGCTGTGCCATTTAAGTCGGGCCTGGCATCTGGCCCTGGTAGATATGGGTTGGCCTCCCATTCCACAAATTTGCATGAATAGCGCCTTTGCGGGGGGCCAAGAAAGTAGTTTACAAATTTATTATTGCGGACATATGGAGTTCGATTGCTCCACCATGCCGCTGCGATATCCGCGGTCACAAATCCCACGAGGCCCATCGCTGAGGCGCGCAAGACATATGACCACGGCATATCGGCCAATCGAGCTAAAACCCCATACTCAAATGGGCGCCCTATGGACTTGCACAACTGTTTTGCCACAGGTAATGCCGCCTGTTCATCACTCAAGATCTCTGTTGTTAGTTGAGCTACGGCAATATACCTTTCATTGAAATAGTCCTCCTCTATAGCACTGGGCAAATGCGCCACAAAGTATTTCATCACTCTCCATGCTGGTGGTTGCAGTCGCAGGATGTTGGTTACCAACGAGTAGGCACCAGCTGTCAAAGCAGCTGTGACTCCTATTGAAGGAAAGCACTCCTCATCTCGTTTGTTCCAATTGATATTCCATAAGCGAGCTCTGGCAGTTAAATCGACGTGAAACTCTGGAGGATAGTTCTCTTCGTCACCATGATTATGCATGGGCGCATGGATTTCTACCTCCGGTTCTTCATCATTTTCTTGTGCCTCTTCATTCTCCTGCTCTTCTCGTTCTTCTTTTTCTGCTCGCAATTCTGCAATTGTTTCTTTGAGCGCGTCCTTCTCGCCTGCTATTTGTGCAAGGTGATCCTGGAAGGACTTCGAAATAAGGTCGCCAGCCTTCGCCTGGCGTGGCTTCCAAGTGGACTTCGTTTTACAATGTTTGGCCATATGGCCCATTTGGTGGCAGTTGTGGCACCTTCCTTGGAACTTGGGTGGATCCACTGCTGTCTTGTACTTATCATAATTGGCTGCATGGACCTTCTGGTCCGCTTCACGTTGCGCCTTAGCCAAATCCTTATACTTCTTGACTAGCAAGGTTGGGTCCTCCGTATTTTTGTAACATTTTGTGAACAATTCCAACATCTCCTTCGTGGGCAATAACTTATCTCGTTGAGATATTTGTTCCATCTCTATTATCGCCGCCGCACACCTGTCGGCTAACTCCTTGGTTGGGTCGGCTTTTGCGGAACCAGCAACTGGAGTTACACTTGATACTTTAACGACTGCAGGCGTTGGGCCCTTATCATCAGTCGGCGCTGTTGTGGGTGCCTCCTTTTCGGTGGCATCCTCTTCCTTTTCTTGTTTAACGACCGCAGGCGTAGTGCCTTTATCGTCGGTCGACGCTGAGGTGGGCACCTCTTTTTCAGTGGTGTCCTCTTTAGTTTTGAGCGCCTCTTCACGCTCCTCCTCTTCAACGGCATCAGCCCAATCCCCTACTGGGCGTTGATCCGTCATCATCGGACCGGGATTCAATTCAACATCTCCATCTATTGACAGATCCTTGACATAACCATCCTCCACTAGAGTTGCACCCAGGTGCAATCCTTGATGATCGTTGTACATGTAATGCTCTACAAATTGAGTGTTCGAGCCGGACCAGTTCTCCATTTCCATGAAGAACTGGTCATCAATATCGTCAAAGTAATCGGTTTTGTCTGTCATGGTTGTTGTTGCTGCGTCCTCCTCCCATTGTTTTGTTTTTGTTTATCACGGGGCTTTGTCGCCCCCACACTTACCCGACCAGAGCACAGAATTTTCTTCCATCGCCCCCCAACTCCACCATACGCTCCACCGGGCCCGTCCTTCCGGCTGCGAGTGACCGCGTGGTTAATATGGCTTCGTCAAAGGAGGCTAAAGTCGAACTCACTACCTCTTTTCTCCGGGTTTGCGTAAG